TTAAAAAATTCATTTAATTGTGTTATAACTGTTTTTGGTTTTAACCTTAATGTTTTATAACCATACATTAATGCATCATTATCTTTATCAATATCTTTTTGTTTATCTTTGTGCCAATATTCTCCATCAACTTCAATAAATAATTTTAATTCATCTATATAAAAATCTATATATCTTGTAAATTTTTCTGTTTTAAAATACCAATTATGTTCTGCTGTTATATTATGTTCTTTTAAATATTCAGTAACTAATTTTTCAGGATATGTCATTTTATTAAGTGCACCAGCTACTAAGCTATTAGGATGCTTTTCTGGGTGTTCTTCATAAAATTTCTTTTTCCTTTCAGATTGTGCTTTTCTACGTTCTTCTGTCCATACTTTTTGATGATCATAGTTATGTATTAGGCCTGCTCTTATTTTTTGACTCATAGTTTCAGCCATTTGCTTAACTCTTTCATCATTTTCTTTTGTAAGCCCTTTATTCCAACTTGTTTCATGCTCTGCATTATATTTTACAAATGGCGATATTTGTCTATTAGGATTTAATTTACATAATCTTTCATGATTTTTTAAAGAATTTATGTTTTTACAAATCTTACCGCAAAATTTACATATATATTCATTCATATTATATTTATAATACAGTCAGAGTGCTCGGTTGTATCAGGGTGGCAAGATTCGAACTTGCGTGAACATGGTCCCAGGCCATGCGACTAACCAACTAGCCTACACCCTGTTATTTTATCAGAATGAGAGGTTACGATCCTCCGGCCTCACCGCCCCGAACGGTGCGCTCTGCCATCTGAGCTACATTCTGTTTTATCTAACTGTCTTGGTAGGCATCGAACCTACAAACCGAAGTGCTGCATTAACAGTGCAGTGCGTTTACCAATTCCGCCACAAGACAATATTTTAGCTGTCCACGTTGGATTCGAACCAACGACGGGCTTTCGCCAACGGCTTAACAGGCCGCCCCCTGCTACCACTCGGGTACCTACCAATAATTTAGCTCTAGTGGCACGACTCGGACGTGCGACGGGCTTTCGCCAAAGGATTAACAGTCCTCCCCCTGCTACCAACTCGGGTACACTAGAATAAAAAAGAAATCCTGTAAGTTCTAATATCTTACAGGATCCAGTTTAAAAATTCATCAAGTTATGAAACAAAACTAATCCTGTAGAACCTCAGGGTTATTATTAGGGTTGGTATTATTTGTGTTCATAACGTAAGTCATTTTATTTTCTCTTTTGTTTATTTATGTTTTTGTTTGTTCTCTTTTTGTTAAAAGTTTGGCGAGACGTAATAACCTTTTGAATATCAATCAAACGCTCACATGAGCTAAATAGGAACGTCTTATGCCGTTAAACCCTTATAGCGGGTAGTATCGAATGGCAAGCACAATCGGATTCGAACCGACAACCTTTTACCTTTCGGTAACTGCTCCACCAGTTGAGCTATACGCTTAGTAATAGGAACTACCTATGCTATATTTTTATCTCCCCTCTTGGATTTGAACCAAGGTTTTGCTTGCTTGTAAGGCAAGTGCCATGACCAGCTAGGCGAAGGAGAGTTAAGACGGGAAGTATAATTTTATTTGCCTAAAAAATATTCATTAATAGGAACTTCCTATGTCTTTTATCGGAGTAGCGAGATTCGAACTCACGACCCTCTGCTCCCAAAGCAGATGCTCTACCAGGCTGAGCTACACTCCGCAAGTTTTTTAGGTGGTTCCACCACCGACCGACTACGATCATAACGTTTTAGTTTCTTCTTGAATTTTGATAGTCTGTAATAATCTATAAATTTCATTTTCACGTTCAGCTTTAGAAAGTTTTTGAAATTCAGACCATCTAATTCTTTTTAAAAGTCTCCAACCATTTTCTATTAAAAATTCTGTCCTAATCTTATCGTGTTCGATACCTTCTTTAGTATAATGCTGTTCACCATCAACTTCAATATAAATTTTTGATTTAGTCCATGCAAAATCTAATACGTATCTTCCAACTTGATATTGTGATTCAGCATTTGTAAATATAGTTTCAAAATATTCTTCAGCATAAGATTTCTTTTTATTTAACCAATTACAATGTGTACCACTAAGATTTTTAATAGCCGCTTCTGATAATTTCTTTTTAGTTTCATCCGAAGTTTTATGTCCTTGCCAAATTTGTTTATTTGGGTTTTCTTTGCAAAATTTTTCATGTCTTGTTAAATCACGAGCTCTTTTACAAATTAAACCGCAAAATTGACAAGGTATATTCAATATCGGATGATACCCATAGTATTTGCTTTTAATTTCGTTAATATGTTCATCTTTGCGATGCTGTTGTAATCTTCTTCGTGAAAGAAAATCATTACCACAAATTGAACATTTCCAAATTTTAGAATTCTTTTGTATTCCTCTATTTGGATTTTTAAGACATTGTTTAGAAATATGTGTTCCTAATTGTGCCCCAGTAGTAAACTCCATATTACAAAATTTACATATATGTTTTATTTTTAATTCCATATAATATTTATAATATAAGCTAACCACTGCTCTAAACTATAGCGGGACTCGGAGTCGAACCGAGACAAGCTTTACCAGTCCTTGGGTTATGAGCCCAATATCTTACCATTAGACTATCCCGCGATAAATTCTCTTTTGTTGGTTTAAAGGAGATCCAACTTCCTAGTGGACTACCACCTAATGTAAAAATTATATTGTTACTGGAGGTCTCTGATTATACCAGCTCTTCCCGCAGCTGACATCCCGTTGCTGCACCCGGCTTAGCATTATAAAGAGTCTGCAGCTTCTAAATAACGCCTAACAATATTTTTAGCGCTGATGGAGGGATCCGAACCCCCGACCTGCGGATTACAAAGCCGCTGCACTACCAGCTGTGCTACATCAGCATCTACTTAGATAATAATCACCCGCTATTCATTGAAACTTTACCCAGAATTAACAAAATATTGTCGATTCCAAACTTGCATGAATTTCATCGTGCGTAACAATAACGTTGTAACAATGAACAATTACTGTCTAAGTGTTAGCTGTTCCACCTGGACTCGAACCAGGGACCAACGGATTCATACTACTATAACTTTCGTTACCAAGCATCCGCATGGGTGTTAAGCCCCCCACCGCGCAAATTGGACACTCGTTTGTAGTCTGGACTTTGTCTTAGCCATATCATTACTGACTTAGGCTCATCGTATAAAGTCTCTACACATAGATTATTTCTAATCCTTGCTCGGCGTTGCCATTTTACAGGTTTCACCGACTTAGCGATGATTTTCATATATCGTTTCCAATATAAGTGTCTATTTCAAACAGTCCGTCGCTCTACCAACTGAGCTATGGAACAATAAAAGGAAAATTAAAAAATCCTGTTTGAGTTTGTCTCATACAGGATTCAAATGAAATCGAGTAATGAAACAAACTAATCGAAAGTTACCTTTGGATTATTGACTGGTGTCATGTTTGTTGTTATTACTAATTGCATTTTCATCCTCATTTTATATTATATATAAAAACTTTTTTTCATTTTTCGTTTTTACGTTGATTAATATAGAAATTTTTTCTTGTTTTGTAAACCCCTATTTTTAAAGAATGTCTTGAAGGAATACCGATTCGTCACCCTCATGTAAGACCAGACCTACCGGTAATTTGCAGGTTAACCACTAACAACTGTTCTTACTTCATTTTATTGATCGTCTATCAGACATTCACAATCAACATCATATAATATAGTAATTATTTCTTGTTTTGTAAACCCTTACCATGAAATAATTTTTATTCCGTTTTCTTTTTCTTCTTTTGCAGCTTTCCGTACATATTCTTTATATGTTTCAATATTATACTTATTAAGTTCACTAGAATTAATCATAACATCATTGAACATATTAAGAATTTCAATTAGCTGATCAGTATCTTTACCGCAGAGAACTAATTCATTACCTTTACTATATTCAAACTTAATATATGGCTTACCACGGAAATCAGTATGAGTTTTATCATTATAATATGCAAATTCTACAATCTTTTTATTAAATGCATTTAATGCATCATTACTTGTAAAAGATGCTTCTAATTCAAAATCATCATTAATATAACTGAAATTCATTTTATCTCCTATACAATCCATTTAATCATCGGATCGCCATTATATCCTTTTTGCCAAATATACCATGCATAGCAAATAGCAGACGGTTTATTGATGTCAGTTTCTCCACCAGGAATACAACCGATTCGATTTACGAATACATAGACATACTTGGGTGGATATTCTTTAAAGAATTCATATCTTGCCTTAGTTTCAAGGAACTGAATCTTAAGAAGCATACACATATAACGATTATCGTCAATAAGTTCTATGCCTTTCTTAGCGAAATCAAGACAAATCTTATATGGCGGATTTGTTACGATATTACAACCATGAAGAGGTTCTATTCTGCTCAAAAAATCCTGACCGCCTTGATATTCAATATGTGAATCCCATAAATCAGTTCTTGATATTAAATCTGTTCCATCAACATTGTATTTTTGATCCCTGAACGGCTTTAAGATATGACCTTTACCTACACACGGATCAAATATTGTTGCATTACCGATTTTCAATACAGAACCAAAAGAATCGATAAGTTTTTGAACAGCTATTGTCGGAGTGGCATAAAAATCATCTTCTTCACGGACGGTATCATGATTAGCACCGCCTAGAATCTGAATTACATCTGAACAATTTTCGCTTTTCTTTCTTGCCATATTACTATCTCTTAAATCTATCTAAAATCATACTTGACACATTAGCTGGTACAAATAGCGATTTTTCACCGAGTCGTTCAAATTTATCGTATTTAATACATTCTTTTACAAATGTAGAACTAACAGCTGGAAATCTACTAAACAATATAATTTCTTCCATATCATACTTAAGATTCGTATAATATTGATTCAATATATATTCATCTTCCATGTCTTTAGAATTACGAACTCCTCTAACCAATGTCTGAATATTATAGTTAATCATTACATCTGTCGTCATTTGATCAGGAATGCTAATAATTGAGACATTGCCTATTCCTTGATATCTTATTGCTTCTTGAACCATTTTATAACGTTCAGGTTCAGTAAATAAATAATTCTTTGTAGAATTGGTGGCAATACCAACATAAAGTGAATCAAATAGCTTTGCAGCTCTTTTGATAATATCCATATGACCAACAGTAAGCGGGTCAAATGAACCAACATATAATCCATTTGTCCTTGACATATTAATCCCTAGTTGCTACAAGTTCGTTAATATTCACTGGACGATACCAAGCATCCCAACAGACATTATTCTGAATCTTATAATTATCAACATCCTTAATTTCAGAAAGTTTAACGTCAGAATGAGTATGACCATGGACAATGTAATCGAAATTCATGCCTTCATTAACACACTTATTAAGACTATCAACAATTCCAAACATCGGATCCTTATCGATTGCATAATGCTGGATAAAATAATTCTTACCCTTATAAGTAGCAGTTATATAATCAACAGGGAAACGAAGAACTCTTTCATCTTCCCAAGTCGGAAACTTATTCAATCTCTTAAAGATATCATAATCATGATTTCCACGAAGGAAATACATTCTCTTGAACTTAAGCTGGCTAACATAATGCCTGTAATTTTCAAGCAACTTACTACCTGGAGTTCCCATGAACATATCGCCAAGGAAAATTACAATATCGTTTTCGCCAACAGTATCATTCCACTGTTTAATAATATCTGCATTCATTTCCTCGATAGTTGCATACTTACGAGTTCTGTCAAAATGAACTTCATAACCATTACAGAGCTTTGTATGGTTAAAATGTAAATCACTTACGAAGAAAATATTATCTGAATTATACTTTGCTACCTTTTCATCAAGATTAAGCTTTGTACACATATTAAACTCCTTGTTGAGTAGTTGTTTCAGTTGTAGAACCGCCACGAATAGTAAATTCACCGTCTTTATCAATTTTATATCGATGAGGTTTTCTATCAGTGTCCCAGACTTCGATATAAACTGTGTAATCTGGAGCGACTTGTTCTTTTTCTTTCTTTTTACCCATAATTACCTATCAAATATAACAAAAAATAACCGTTCTGTAAACGGTTACTTTAATTAAATACATTTGTCCAGTTTACTTCTTACCAAACATTGTGCCAAGAATTATAAACACAAAAAATGCTATGTATAGAATAAAGACCCACATTTCAAGGCAAAGACAAGACCATGAGAACGGACTTGCAATTACCGGCCATGTAGCAAAATCACCTACACCTGCAAAATGCAGAATAATAGCGACGATTGTCCAAATTTCAATTAAACACATTTTAGTTTCCTCTTTTTATTTCGGCAATTCTGGCAATTCCATCCAATGTGAGACAGACATGGTTTTATGATAACCTTCAGTATCATTAACCCACCATTGATGATTAATGACTCCATCATAATCGCCAATACATACTCTACCACAAGATACAACAAGTACATTCCTGTTGTTATCGGGTAAGATTTCATTTACAGAATTCCATTTGTTCTTTTTCATATTAAAAATGTGTTACAAAATACCAGATTGTTTTATATGCCAGATAAAACCAGTTCAAGAAACCATGGAAAATAGCCCATAGTGCAGAATGGTTAAAATACCAACTTGTGCATACTGCGCCTACAATACCAACAAGTAATGGTAAACTACAACAGTTCAATCTAATAGTCGGTTTTGGTGTTCTATCCATAATTTTTTTAACTTCTTTCTGAATTATTTCTTCTTCCGGGGTCATAATTATCACCTCATATTAAAATATAGAAAAATATAAATCATATTTAATGATTTATATTTTATTTGAATTTTTTACTTATAGAAAAAATCATGATTTCCTAACTGTATTTTGATACCTTTATCAGCAGGACCAATAAATTCACAATAATATTCTTGTCTAACAGCCATTAGACCAATATTTGTAATTAATTGCTGTACTTTATTATACCAATATTCAAAACTTCCCTCTATGGTGGTAGTTATACTTGTAACTTCTGGATTAGTATAGACTTTATGAAAATGATTTAGCCCAAATGGTGTAGAAATAAAAATCATTTGATGATCTTTTGGATTAGCACTATTCATTGTTGGAAAAATTGTTTTTAAAACTTCTTCACCACATTTCCAGAATGCATAATCATCAAATATAAAAAGATTTATTCCAAATCCTCTAGCTGTATTTAAATTTTCGCCAGATACAAATCTAATTTGTGAACCATTTTCTAGTTCAATTACATTTTTATTATTTCTAATAATTGAAATATAACGTTTACTTTCAAGGAATTCTAAAATCTTTGTAAGCTCTTTTTTATGCTCTTTACAAAGATCATTTTTTATTGCACCCATCGCAACAATTTTACTAGAATTAAAAATTATATACCAAACAGCATAGATATCAGAAATTAAAGATTTACCAGACTGTCTAAATGCATTTATAGCACAATTATGATTATTGACAAATAAATCAAGCCAACCTTTTTGATATTGTCTTAATTCTAAATCATAGACTTCTTTAAGAATATATCTGGCGAAAAAACCTAAATCATATTTCATTTTCATGAAATTTGATACATCGCCATATTTAACTTCTGTAACTGAATTTGGATTATAGACTATGGAACCGTCTAATCGATGTTCTATTCCAGGCCCTTGAACTTGCTGTAATAGATTTCTTATTGCTTCTTCTTTTTCTTTTAAGATTGCTTCATAGCGTAATTTTTGTTTTGATAATTGTTTCTTAAAAGAATAACTCATTCGTTCGAATTCTTCGAACGTCATTAATTTGCCTTCCATATGATAGTTTCCTATGCACGAAAATAAAATAAGCATAAACGTCGTGTTCGTTTATACTTATTATATATGAAAGGCAATAGATTAATTACGCAAGTCTAATCAACCTATAGTAATTATTATTGCCAGGAACATCCCAATAAAATTCATACTTATTATCTTCATGTTCAATATAGCCATTACCAAAATCACCCTTGCCATATCCAACATAAGCAATAATAGCTTCAGGTTTATCTCCATCTATATGAGAAGGATAACAAGGAATAACACCATTAAGAACTTTCATTTCACCATTATAATATGGTGCTAACTTTTCAAGATGTGGTGCAAACTGATTATTATAAACAAAAACATTACCAGCAGTTCTATGAGAACTAAGTGCTATATTATTACATTCTGCACAAATATGAGCAAATAAAACATCATAATTAGGATTATCTGAAGCCTTAAATTCTCTTACTGTTGCAATTTCTTTAATCTTGTTCCAGATAGTCTCATTAAGTTCATTATTTGAATCGCTAGTTGCTTTCCAACGCTTACAACTTGATAAACCACCATAAACAAGACCCATATTATATTGTTCAGGATCAGTTTGGCCAAGAACTTTCACAAATCGTAAAAACAAGATTTGATCATAGCCATTCATTTTTCCAAGTAAATTTAAACATTCCTTATTCATTTAGACCTCGATAAAATAATCGTCCCATGTATAATGCTGAGAAAGATAAGTTCCGCTTGTCCATGTATAACCATCTTTGGGTGATTCGCCAGGATAGCCATTTGGACGAGCCATAATAGTTATCTTATTTCCTTTAGCATTTGTATAAACTGTAGTGGCATTTGTGTGGATATGTCCGCAAATCCAGATAGAACCATCAGCCATTTCATCAAGAAATTTCTTTCCGACAAAATAGAACATAGGATTCATTACATTATTCCTATATTCCCAAGAAATGCCTAATTCAATAGGGCAGAAATGAGTAATCATTACCTTAGGCTGTTTTTTAACCAAATCCATCATCATTTTTTCATAATGATCCCAGATTACAGCAGGTTGCTGATTAAAATAATTCCAATAACAACCGTCAAACCAGTTGTTACGCCACATTAATGGTAAATTGTGCTTATATAATGGATTTGCATCTGCTTCAAAATCACACATGCCCATACAACCAGCAAAATCCTTATAAGTATTACCTTCAAGAAAATGAACATTGTCAAATTTAGAACAATATTCAATCAT